AAGGCATTGCCTGCTCCCTAACGCCAACTAGCTGCTCCCCCTTGGGGCTTGTTCCGTCCATAACCTCGTTGATGCCCGTAGCATCACGAATCATACGCAGCGCGTGGTTATAGATGGTGATGAGCTCGTTGATATTCCTGATACCGTTCTCAAGGGTTCGGATTGGAGGATTTTGGAATCCGCCGTCTGCGTTTTTACTGCGATAGTAGAACACACCCGTCTGTTCGTAGATGTCTTGGATTTCAAGAGGCTGAAGTTCACCGCCGCGACCAAGCTGTACGTTCTCAAGTCCCTCGATGTCAACGATTAAGCCGTCAGGCTTAGCCTTGGCAATGGACTGCTGAAGCTTTAGGTGGGTAATCTGGATTTGGTCGGCAAAAGTGATAACGCTGCCCACCAAGCTCTTAGGAATCATACGGCGCAAGTTTACCGCGATGGCGCTGTATGAGAACCTAGCCCTGCTGAGGTCGTGAATGTTTTTTGGGATGTTTTTCTTTAGGCCGTAGTCAAACAAGAATTCTGTACCCACAATGTACTTGCCGCCATAAATGGTGGCATTCTGCATATAGACAGGCTCCCGGTCATAGACAGACTGAGATGGGGCTTTGTATTCATAGCCCTTGTAGTAGAATCCTATGTTTCCAAACCTAGATTCTTTTTTCTCGAAAACAATGTCGTCTACGCTAAGAAATTCAAATTCAAGAATAGAGACGGTGTACTGGTCGTATCCGTACTGGTATACGCCAAGAGAAGAGTCGTAGTACGCCTCAGATAGCTTATCTGGATTGTTGCCAAAGTTATTGACGATGCTATTAGCCATTTGCTTGTACTGGTCCTCGGTGAATTGGTTTCCAGCCATACGCTTTAGCTCTTGTATCGACACGTTCCTAATGTGCCCCATATAGGTGCAGTCGCTAAGGTTCGGGTCGTCGGTGATGCTATGTATAAAATACGCTGGGTCAACGTAGTCTTCCTTTATGCCGTAGTTCGGGTCGTTGTTACGCTTAACGACAGCCATCCCTACCTCCACTAAATCCTGTACGTTTCTACGATAAATCTTTTCGTTGAAGTCGTTCCAGTTTAGCGTTAGGCGCGTGGCAATCTGTGCTGCAATCTCTGCCTGTGTTTTAATGCTAGTCTCAAAGAAAATCTCAGCTTCTTCTGTCGTCTCGGGTAATGCGTCTGGGTCAACAACAGTCTTTAGTCCAAGCTGCTTTGCCTCTGCAAACATTTCTTTGTTTTTGATAGCAGCGTTAATCTTTGCCCGCTCCCTATCCTTTTCCGTCTGTGATATTGGGTCAATAGCCTCCACGTTAGGGAAGGGTGCCGTGCCAAGTATTTTGTTGACTACAATCTTAACGAACTTCGGAATGATTGGTACCGGTGACCAGTCAATAGAGAGAAGCGCTCCATCCCCGTTGTTTGGGTCGAGGGAGGTAAGTATCTGCTTATAGATGTTCGTGTCTTGTGTGCCGTTGGCGTAGTCCCTGTTAATTTGAAACTCCTTCCAACGGATATTGTATAAAGACCCAGTGGTATTGACTCCGCCCCACTGAGAGTATACGCCTTTCGCGTACTGCAATCCGTATTCTTTCGTGACTTTCTTGGCGTGATTAGCCAATGGGTCAGGGAAGTTTACGTTGCTACTCACATAATTGTAATCCGACATATTAAAATATCCGTTATTGTGCAAATATACAGATATATCTAACGTCTGATTTCTCGACTCTTGCGAAAAAACACTTTATCGTTAAAATTAGCTTTTGGCTTTTCTGGAGCCACCTTCTGAGCGGCTATCAGCGCTAAGCCAGCGGATATTGTTAAGTCAAACTTAGTTCGGTCGTCAATCTTAAAGTTAATCCAGTCCTCAAGGGTTCTGTTGAAATACATTTTACCAAACAAACCACTCTCGTCGTTAGAGCCCACGTGGTGGTAGATGTATGCCTCAATCGCCTGAGCGTGAGCCTGAATGACGTCTTGGCTGTTGGATGGGATTCCCTTTGTCTTTACCGTCACGTGCGCGGAGGTGGAGGATAAGTGTGCCGGCCTTGCCATTAAATATCCATCATATCCTCTTGACTCAAAGTATCGTACAATGCCATATTTGTTGTTCTCCACCAACAGGGGAAAGCCATAAAATACCGAAGCCATCAGAACATCTTCATAGAATATTTTCGCCAGCGGTGGTCGCGACGCGTACTCTGCCACAAACATATTCGACGGGTACTGCATATTGAACTTAGTCATCAGGTGGCAGGCGCCCTTTGAAGAGCGTCCGTCTGTTGTTGCGTCGAGGTCATAGGAGTCAACGCCGCCACATCCAAGGAAGTCGTTAGGGGCAACCTTCTGATTTCGCTCTACCTGAATTTTGTTTCTAAGCTCAACAGGTGGCATCCACGTGATGCGCCATCTTCCGTTGGGGTCTGGCTTAAACATTACCTTGGTGTCCTGAACTCCGTTCTCCCAACAAAAATTACCAATCACCACCGGGTTAGGGAACAGCTCATCGTTGTATTGAATCTGCTCATAAATCTTGGTGATATTAAACAGCGATGCTTTTGTAGAATCTCGAAAAGCTTCATCTTCGGTGAAGGGAAACTGACGAATAATCTCGTTGAGCTCGTAGCTGTTATGCTGCTGGCCCTTGCGCTCGTTCTTCAAGAATGTCCTTGCCCCGATGGAGGTGAACGTGCCGTCCTCGGTAATTGTTGGTACCGTTGGGTCTTCTATAATAGGCATCCCGTACTGGTCAAAGAATCCCTCAAGGGCTTCGTATGCTGGGATAAATATTTTATATAAACCGCTTTTAGTCCTCCCGTTTTCGTTTCTTTGATTTGGGTCGGAGTCGTGATAAAGGCCTCTGAACTCGCGACCTCCTCTGTCAAGGGGGTTTACGGTAGAGCCAATCATTGCCTTACCAATCACCTTACGTCCAACGATAAGGCAGGTGCGGTGGATACGCCATATCTCACGAATGTCAATGCCTTTCTCGTATTTTCCCGCTTCGTCGAAAAACAATCTATGGGCCTTGCTTCCGTCATAGGCATTCATAACTGTGTTCTTCCAGTTGATGATGGTATCCAATGCCTCTCCTCGGGTTGCCGTTTTATTGTTTTTGGTAATTCTTTTTGACGGCTCACGAAACGCAAGCTCCATACGCGGGTTTGTCGTTCCGTCTATTACTGGGGCAAAGAAAAACGGGTATCTTTTAAAGATGGGTATTACCTTGGAGCCAAAGACAGCCTCTTGTGCATCGGCTCCTGTTTTGCTCATAATGCCAAGCAGTTTGTCTTTCACCTGAGAGCCTTCGTCCACCAGTGTGGCGGCACTCATATTGGTATACCCAGAGCGTCGGCACTTGGTATATATCTGTCCAAGGCAACGAGGGTCTGCTTCGCAAGCCGCAAAGTGAATGAAGAGCCTCCTCTGGAAGTCAAGATAGCTTGGATACCCAATGTCTATGCTGCTCCACTGGAGGAACATATAGTGGTGGCTTGTGATGTATGTAGCAATTCCGTTGTTGTAAAACCAAACCCCTTCTCGTCGGCGGCGGAACTCCTCTTCGATATAAGCCCCCCACCTAAGCTGAAACTCACGAGGAGACTCATACCAGTCGTCCATACTCTTAATCTGATTTAGCTCCTTTGGCATCTCCTGACGTTGCCATCTTTGGTCTTTGGGCTTAAGGTTGTGGAATAAGATATTTTTCTTTTCCGGCTTCTTGGGAAGCTGTATCAGCAGGGACTCAATCTCAATAATATCCCCTTCCGTGTCGTTGGGGCAAATGTTAATTACCTCTTTGTCTTTTATTATTTTTAATCCAGACATTCTCTATCGCCTTGCGTTTCTTTCTGCAAACCCGCCCTTGAAGTCTTTTTTCTCTTCAATCTCTCCGGTCTCGGTGAGGGTTCTAACCATCTCCTCAAGCCGTTGCCGCTCTTGTATTAGCTCACGAGCGTCTACCGCAGTTTGCTTTATTGACTGCAATTCCGCCTTTCTGGCAGAGCCATTAATATCGGGGTCAACGGGCTTCTTTATTTCTTCAATCATATTATTGATTGCCACACCCATCGACTCAAGAAGACGCTGCGCTGCGTCTACGGTGGTGAACTTATCCTTTGTAGCCATAGTCAACAGCAAGTAGGTGATTTACGTTCATCCGCCAAAGCTTCTTTCCGTCAATTTCCATTTCATAATCTGCATCTTTGGCAAAGTATACTATGTCTCCTTTTTTAATACCCAATTCCTCCAGCGCCTCCGAGTCGCAGTATATGCGTCCGTAGCGGTTAGCCTCTGGGGTGAGGGATACGAGCTCTAGGATAGAGCTTTTGAGGTGGTGAGGCTGTGGTATGGGCTCCACCAAAACCCAGTCGGTAAGCACCTGAATGCCATTTTCGTTTTTAAAGGCATAGCAATGCGTGGAGAACCCGCCATCTGGATGGTACCGCACCATAAAATTACCCTTTTCAAGTTGATTGGCGTCATCCATCATCACGTGGTGATGCACATAAAGAACATCTCCTACCTTAACGGGGGTCTTGTATTTTAGCGGAACAGAAACTACTTCACCATAGGGAACGCGATGCTCAAACTCGTTAAACTTCGTTTCGATATATATCTCTATATCTCCTATTTTCTTGGTGTCTTGTAATTTCTTGGGTATGTTTATAATAAATTTATCTAGGCAGTTCATATTGTTTAATTAAAATCACACGAGTATTCTATAATAACACACTGGTGCATAATGCGTTTCCACAGCATCAAGCCCCGCTCGTCTTTTATATAGATGTCATATTTTTCTTTCCCGTGTTTCGATAGGTAGCGCTCGTCAAGGACGATAGAGTCAATCTTTGAACGACCCGCATCCTGACCTACTACATAGGCAAGGCCCTTTAGCGGGTCTTGGCCCACTACTATTTTTCTTATTAATTCCATTGTTTTAATATTTTAACCAGTAGTCGATGCTGGAGGTGTCCTCGCCATCTTCTTCGTCGGTCCATCTTTCAGCGATATACCCGAGTACCGTCATCAGTTCGGATTTATCGCTTGCTTCAATTTTATATATAGATTCAATTAAAATTTTATTGTTGTATTCGCGCAGTAATCCAACGGTTGCCACCATTAAGAGTTTACGCTCAAGTCCCATTTCGGTTGCCATTTCAGATATCTCGTCTAGCTTACGCTGAGCCTTTATAAGAAACTCCATTGTGACTTGCCGGTCTGCCATTACAGCTTGCGGATGTGTAGGATAGAATATTGGTCTATGCTTGCCGTTCCGCTGCCCGTCTCTAGCGCTGTGACCGCTATAAGGTCCCCTGCGCTTAGGTTGGCAAATGTAGACTGAGTTACAAAATGCTCAGTTCCAGTGCCTAATGTCGTTTCGTTGGCGTTTATAACAGTTCCATTAAGCTCAAAGTTAAATTTCACTACAACGCCAGCGCCTCCACTCGTTGTGATAGCCATACAAATAGTAATTTGATATATGCCTCCATCTTGAAGAAACTCTACCGCGTCATTGGTTCCACCGTATACGCTAAGTAGATTGAGGTAAGAGGCAGCATCCCCCACTTTGTTGGATTCTGTTGCAAGGGTGCCTATAGGCTGAAACTCCAGATACTGAGCTGATGCTGTAAGCGATAATGCTGCCGTTGTGCGAGCAACAAGCTCAGGGGCTGACTGATATCCGCCGGGGTTTATCAGGGACTTAAGGTTAGAGTAGTCTATGCGCTTCCAAGTAGTAGTAGATACGTCATAAATCAAGAACCTGTCTCCATTTGCGATGGTGCCAATGTCAGATATAGACGATGGGTTGTCAAGGCGTACCGTTGAGCTGGTGATGGCAAGAGGTAGGGTCGCTGTCGTAACGGCTCCTCCTGAGAAGGCGGCAGCGTTAAGGGTGCGCTTTACGACTTGGTTGGATGCGTTAAGCAGAAGTGCTGATGTCTCGGTAGACCCAGTAGCGGGAACGGTTGGGAACTCCAAGATTCCGTTGACACCTACTTTGGTGGTAGAAACCTGAAGTGCGGTGGCCACTCCGTCACCGGATTCTACGTTCTTAAGGGTGGTGGTAGCGGTGTTTGTCGCTAGCTTCAGCAGCGAAGCAAATGCGTTCTTTACCTTTTGTCCACTAAGTGTTGCCATATTTCGTACTTTTGTACAAATATAGAGTTTAATTTAAGATGGCTAAGCACACGCAAAAAAACAAGGCGCGTATGTTTCGGGAGTTCAGTAAGCTACCAGAGCGAAGCATAACACACGATGGCCTTAAACATCTTGGCATAACCTATCATTACTTCCGTCAAAAGTTTTCTTTAACGATAGGACAGCTACATTTAATGCTGTTGGTTTATGACCTTGAGTTTTTCACCACGGACTACGCCTGCAAGCAGATGCGTATGTACCGAGGTATGTTCTACAAAAGAAACGTGTTGCCATTGGTAAAGGCTGGATACCTATATCATCACTTTCGCCAGACCAGCCCATCTCACGTTAATATGGAGGACTTAATGTTTTATGGGGAGACGCGGTTTTCTTACCGCTCCCGTATGGCCTTAACGCAGAAGGCTAGGCTAATTGTCGCTAGGTTCTACAGGTCCGCCTCCACCGGGGAGCTGCCCGAGCTAGACCTTAGTGAGTAGATATTATCTTAAAGGGCATCTCTAGTGCGGCACCATCGTGGGGGGTGAACTTCCCATCTTTGTGCTTCATAAGAAAGTACCTTCCGCCTTTATCCATCCAATGGTACCCCTCTGGGGCTTTTACCATCATCTTGTTTTTTTTCTTAGTTTTCATTTGGTGTCATATTAATGTACGCTACGAGCCACAAGCCTCGCAGTCTTCGGGGTTGTCTATGTTACAGCTAGGCTGGTTGGCTTCTTCAAGCTCCTCTAGCCAGTCTTCAAACTCTCCCCCGGTCATTTGGTTTGAATTTTTTTACTCATCTCCATAACAGGAACTGGTGTCCCAACGGGGTATGGCTTTCCTGCTATCGCTGCGGTGATTGACTTCATACCAGTCTTCACGTCTATAGCCTTACGCAGAGGAACAGCAGCCTCATTCACAGGCCCGTAGCATTTAGCGAGAACGATTCCTGTTTCCGTGGTGTCAAAGATTGCACAGGGCATACAGAACATATTGCTCTCGCTTGTTACCGCGTAGTCTGTGTTGACGATAAACGAGCGGTTCTTTGGGTGCATCATCTCCCAATCCTGAGTCTTTGGATTGTACTGAGGAATAAAGCTAGAGGTGTCGAAGTACCAGTACAGAGACCACACTGACTTACCATCCCACGCTGTGCTGCCATCGTTGTTAGGGTACTGGAAGTTTTTATCGGTACTGAACTCAGAACCCCAGCTAAAGCTATAGCCGTCCATAGCTAGGTTGGAGACCGAAGGTCCATCCAACACTGGGCAGATAGAACAGCCCTCTTCAAACACTTTTCCTTGGACTATGATTTGCTTTCCTGTTAGGTATGCGCCCGACGCTCCGCAGAAGGCATACAGCCCTTCGTGTACCTTAAGTGCTTTAGAGTCTTTGTATTCTTCAGTTCCGCAGCTCAGTAGCGCTGAAGCAGCAAGTAGTGATAATAGTGTATTTTTCATCTTGGGGTTTTGTGGGTTATTTTTTAGCTCTATTTTTTGATGCGGGAATCATTTTACGCTCTGAGTGGTCGAAATCCATACCATCTCCGTTCCCATAGGTACCCATTCGTCTGTTTACTTTGTTAAGGAACGCCCGATACTTCTTGCGCTCATCGGAAGAGTGGTATTCTTTGTTGTATGCGTTCTTCTTTTGGCGAGCCTCTGTGTTATCGCGAAAGTATTTTGCCGATTCGGAGGGCTCTTTTTTCTTAATCTTTGCCATAGTATCCTTTTTCTCTTAGGTATTTAGCTGCTCTGTCTGCGTTACTTGGGGAATCTTTGAGGAATGCTATTGATGTGTTGCATTTTCGGCACAGCAGCCCTCTGAACTCATTTGTTGTGTGGTTGTGGTCAATAGCGCAGGAATCAATTTTAATGCCGTCAAGGCATATCTTGCATTTACCTTCTTGGGCTTTAAATGTATCTTTTATTAGGCTTGGCAGTACGTTCCTTCTCTTGCATCTTCGGTCAAATGTCCATTCAGGATTTGACTTAACAGCTTTCTCTGGGTTCTCTGCCTTCCATACCTTGTATTGCTCGTAGGCGCAGGCCTTGCATTGCTGGTAGTGCTTCTCTTTGTGGCGCCCGTAGGTGCGAAATTCCGAAAGGGGCTTTTCGACACTACAAGACCGGCAAAGAAAGGAGTCCACTACTCTTGGTAGAAGCAGGCTTTGAACTTGTAATGGCTAGGAGTCTTGCCTGATGCTTTGACGGCAGCCTCAAGCTGCTTCATCCCAGATGTCATATCCATTGATTTGATTTCAATCTCCTCGCCGGACTCGTCCATCTTCCCTCCGTATTCGTACTTCTTTGTTTTCATCGCTTACTTCTTCTTTAGCATCTTAAAGTCAATGGCGGTAATCTTTCCGTCCTTGTTCTTGTCAAGCTTCACTTGGCCGCCCATAAGGTACTTCTTCATCTTGCCTCCCATACCGTACATATCCATCTTACCGCCGCCAGCCATCTTCTTGACGGGGGCTGATTCTTTTGCCTTTATTACACGGTTCTCTACGCGAGCTGCCTTTCCGAGAAGTCGGTCAGCCTTGCGCTCCCTACCTTCATCTACAGCTTTGCTGCCACGCGCTACAAGGTTGGCTTCGCGATTCTCAAGTCTTTTGACCTTGTTTTCTACCTTTCCTCCCTTGAGGTACATATCCATCTTGCCACCGTCCATCATCTTTTTGACTGGAGTAGCAGCGGGCTTCTTTTTTACCATAAAGCCTTGCTCCTTTAGTCCACGGTCAAAGGCGGGCAATGCGGCGGGGTCATACTTACGGATGGTGTTGCGCTCCTCGGTGAGCATCTGCATACGGTTTGCCTTGGCAATCTCCATATCGGTCATCTTCTTCTTTGGGTCTGGAACGATTGGCGTCTTGCCGCCGTTCTGGTACATAGTCTTTTTCGTTTTCATAGTTACAAAGATATTATTTAAACGGCTTGTATTTTGTCTTACCCGCAGCATCGCGGTAGGCTACAAGTATCTGCTTTCTGTTGGCTCCTTTGCGGTAACCAACGTGCACCCAGTCAGGGTTCTTGCTAGTCCCGAACTCAAATATGCATTGGTCGAATTCAAGGTTGTCTACGATAAAGTTAAACACATCCATATTAGTAACCCCGTTGCCGTGGCCGTCTTGGTCTAGGTCAAGAGCACGCCCTAGGTTATGGTCAGAGGTAGAACTACCTCCAATAGCCTTGTTCAAGGCAGCAGAGCGGTACCCCGAGGAGATATAGATAGGAACACCGAAGTGCTCACGTACCTTATCAAACACCTCAGTACATATCGTCTTGAGGTTCTCTAGGTGCTCGGGTGTTGGCTCATTACTAATTCCCTTGCGCTTGGCAGTATCGCTACGGGTAACCTCACTGAGGGAGACATAATCGGACAGCTTCATTGTAGTCTACGTTTTGTTTTGCAAACATAGGGAAATATATTTTATGCTTTTGGGGGATAAAGTTATCAACAAATGAGTTTTTTACTTGATTACTAACTTTTTTTCTTATAACTTTGCCACTAAAGGACCTAGCGCTAGCACCCCAATTACAGGATGATAAAGCTGCCGAGCGGGCCCCAAGCCCCGCCAAGGCAGCACCTGCACAACGGCTAGCAAGTGAAGCTTTGACCACAACACTCCTGCACTGGGTCAAAGCAAACGCGCCAACAGGACTATAGACTTATGTGGCGACGAATACTATTCTTTTTTTTTACAACATTAAAACACTAATGCATTTAAAATCAGTGTTATAAACACATAGTTGTCTACGTTTTAATTTAAAAAAACAAATATGCTGTCATTCCCCCCCTTTGAAATGAACAGCAAATAACACCCCAACAGACAATATCACCGCCATTGTTAATAGAGGGGCCTGTAAAAGATGGTAGATATAATGGGGTGGGGGATAATATATACTATAAATCATTTGGAAAAATAATCCCAAACCAAAATCCAGAACCCAAGCCCTACACGTAAAGAGTAAATTACAAATATATTTTAGCGTTTTACACTACTACATTCCCAAGGAATCTA